CGACGGGTATTTGAAATACCTCAATCCCGTGACGGGCTGCATCCATCCCGAACTGTTCGCTCTGTCCACGGATACGGGCAGGATGAACTGCCGCAATCCGAACGCGCAGAATATGCCCAGGAAAACTAACGATCCCATCGGCGTGAGAAACTTCATCAAAGCGCCGGAGGGCTGCCTTATCCTTTCGCTCGATTTTTCGCAGATAGAACTGCGCGTGGGCGCGTTCTACTGCCGTGATGAGAGGATGCTCGATACATACCGAAAAAACGGCGATATCCACGCCGCCACGACCAGCGTCATTTTCGGCGTGAGCTACGAGGAAGCCCAGGACAAGCATTCGGAGAATTACAAGGAACACAGGACGATCGCCAAGAACGTGAACTTCGGCACTTTCTACGGACTGTTCCCGCGAGGGCTGCAAAAGACGCTGAAGTTCAAGGCAGGGGTTGAAAAAACCGTGAGTGAGTGTGAGGAGATACTTTTCAACCTCAAGCACGGATATAAGGGTCTGACTGCGTGGCAGGAAGAGACGAAGGCAGAAGCCGCAAGGCGTATGTACTCGGAAACCTGGCTCGGACGGCGCAGGTACCTCCCCGGCATCACCTCGGATAATTGGGGCCAGAAGTCGTTTGCGGAGAGGTGTTCGCTGAACACGCCTATCCAGGGAACGGCGGCGGATATTCTGAAGCTCGCCATCACGAGGATACTTGCCGGACTGCCGGAGCGGGAATGGCTCAAGCCCATCCTTCAGATACACGATGAACTGACTTTCATTATCCCGGAGGACAGGCTGAAGGAGGCGGTGGCTTTTATTCGTTCCTGCATGGAGGAGAAGCCCTTCCCGGAGTTTGACCTTCCGCTGATTGCGGAGGCGTCTGCGGGACCGACCTTTGGAATGATGGAAGAACTGGAGGACTGACTATGTATAAAAACAGCGAAGGCTACGCCGATCCGACCGCAGGGTCGGCGATGAGCCAGATAATGAAAGAATACCGGCAGAAGCAGAAACAGCGATATGCCGACAAGAACCGCAGGAAGGTATATGTGGCTTCCAAGTATGCGGGCGATGTGGATGCGAATGTCGCGGCGGCAATCACATACTGCCGCCGTGTGATCGATGAAGGCTATATGCCTGTGGCGAGCCACCTTCTGTATCCGCAGATACTTAACGACAGCGATCCCGAAGAGCGTGACCTTGGGCTGCTGTTCGGACTTGCGCTCCTTCGGATGTGCGATGAGGTGTGGGTGTTCGGCACCGTATCGCCGGGTGTCGCACAGGAGATCGAGGAGGCAAAACGGCTGAAGAAGCAGATCAGATATTTTGAGGAGGTGGGCGCATGAACGTAACGGTGACCGATGTACTCGGTTCTCTATTTAATCCGACCGATACCGTCTGCTTCCGCGTCTTTGACGATAAGAAGGGCGGTGTGTTCCAGGGGTCGAAGCTGTCCTGCGAATGCGGGAAGTACAAGAGCATCGAGGAGACGCTCAAGAACCACAATGCCATGAACCGCGGCATCTTCTTCGTGGTCAACTACGGCGGGCAGGACGATGATTCCATTACGAGAATCAATGCGCAGTTCGTGGAGATGGACAACGACAGCTTTGACGAGCAGCAGAAAAAGATCGATGCTTTCCCGCTCCCTCCGTCAATGGTCATGAAAACGCAGAAATCCTACCATGTGTACTGGTTCATGGACTCGACCGCCAAGGTGGAGCGTTTCCGTATGATACAGACGCAGCTTGTAAAGCACTTTGACGGCGATCCGATGTGCGTGAACGAGTCGAGGGTCATGCGCCTTCCCGGTTTCATGCACTGCAAGAAGGACACTCCCGTGGAAGTGACCTGCGTCAGTTTCCATCCCGAACGCAAATACACGCAGGATCAGCTGTCGGACGTGCTGCCGGAGGTTGACCTTGTACCCGTGGAGCGCAAGAGCGGCACGGAAAAGGGCATCGACCAGGTCATGCGCTCGTGTGTTTTCATGCAGCATTGCCGCGATGACGCCGCGTCCCTGTCGGAACATGACTGGTACGCTATGATTACAAACCTCGCTCCCTTTGAGGGCGGCACGAAGCTGATTCACGACCTGTCCGCTCCCTATCCCGGATATAGCGAGGGAAACACGCAGAAGAAAATAAACCATTTCCTTGAGAGTGGGACGAATCCCATCACCTGTAAGACCATCTGCGAGAAGGGGTTCAAGTGTCCTAAGTTCGCTGCAGGTGAATGCCCGGTCAAGTCCCCTGCGGCGTGGTGCTATCAGCCGTTGTCCGCTGACGATCTTCTCGACATCCTGCATGGCATCCCCGTGACCGGCGAAGCGATAAAAGACCTGCAGGCGGCCAAGCAGTTCGTGTCGGATTATCTGTATAACCAGGACGTGGTGACGGCAGATGTTATCATCAATTCCGAAATCCGCGACCATTTCAAGCTGAAGGCATCGTTCCTTAAATCGCTGAATCAGGTGTTCAAGGATGCCAGCAAAGCGTACCAGGCAAGTAAGAACGCAAAGAGAGCCAAGGCTGGGACGGCGATACCCGACTGGTACGAGCCGACCGACAAGGGTCTGCGTTTCCTGCCGGGTGTTCTTGCGAAGGATATGTCTGATGGGCAGCAGGTGTTCTATGCGGCGGAGCAGCACTTCAGCTACCGCGGCGGCGTGTATGTCGAGATGTCCGAGATGGAAGCGCAGCGGCTCGTGCAGGAGAAGATGCTGATCCGTGAGACGAAGATGTCGCAGATCATTGACGCTGAGAAGCAATGGAGGCTCCTGGTGCAGAGGGACATCCGCGAACTGAACGCAAATCCCTATATCATCAATGTCCGTAACGGCTTATACAACGTCCTGGAAGATACGCTGACGGAACACACGCCGGATTATTACTCTACGGTGCAGCTGAACGTGACTTATGACAAAAAGGCGGACTGCCCGTTGTTTAAGAAGTTCCTTGCGGAGTCGATGGGCGGCGATATGGCACAGGTCGGTCTGATTCAGGAGATGCTCGGCTATTTCCTTATCCCGGTCAACTCGGCGCAGAAGTGCTTTGTTATCGTGGGCGTAGCGTCAGCCGGGAAGTCGGTGCTTTTGCGCGTGCTGAACGATGTGCTTCTCGGCAAGCAGAACGTGTCGAATGTGTCATGGCAGGCTCTGAACGAGCGGTTCAAGACGGCGGAGCTTTTCGGCAAGCTGGCTAACATCTTCGCCGACCTGCCTACGAAGAACATTGACGATAACGGCATATTCAAGGCTCTTGTAGGCGAGGACTATCTGACCGTGGAGAAAAAGAACAAGAATCCGTTCTCGTTCCAGTCGAGCGCAAGGCTCCTGTTCTCCTGCAACAGTATCCCGAAGAACTACGGCGATAAGTCGGAGGGCTTTTACCGCAGGCTCATCATCATACGGTTCAACCATACCGTGCCGCAGGACAAGCGCGATCCCGAACTTTTGGAGAAGTTCCGCATGGAGGCGGACGGCATTTTCCTGTTCGCTTTGGAAGGGCTGCGCAGGCTGATGAACAATCACTATGTGTTCTCCGAGACGCAGGTCAATGCGGACGAGCTGCAGCAGTACCGCGAGGAGTCGGATTCCGTGCTGTCGTTCGTGAAGGACTACTGCGAGCTGGACGCTGAATATAGCGCCGGGTCCACGGAACTGTTCAACGCATATAAGGGGTACTGCGAGGAATGCGGTCTGAAACCGTACTCGCAGAAGAACTTCGTGCAGCAAATCACGGCGGCGTTCCCCGATGTGACGCGGGATATCGACCGCATGGCGAAAAGGCGCATTTTGACGGGGATAAGGCTCGGAGAGGTGCTGGGATGATGAATCCCGGCGGCCTTTCCACGAGGATATTCGGAACACGAGAACACGTTGGAACACCAAAATCCTATCTCCCCATATATAATACACATATTTTTATATACCCTTAATTTCCACCACAAAAAATATATGAAAATAGGATTTCTCGTGTTCCATGTGTTCCAAGCGTTGAAAATACGGAGGTTTTAGGAACAGATGAAAGAAGCGGACATTGTAAAAGCAATCATGAAGTACCTTAAGACCGTGCCGGGGTGCTTCTGCTGGAAAGAACACGGCGGTATGTACGGGACGGCGGGCATTCCCGATATCATTGCCTGCATTGGGGGACACTTCTTCGGATTCGAGGTCAAGACCGATAGCGGCAAGCCTACGAAGCTCCAGGAAGCAACAATCCGTAAAATCCTCGCGTCCGGCGGCACTGCCTTGGTGGTGCGCTCGGTGGACGAGGTGCGAACCGTGGTAAACGGCTCCCTGCACTGATACAAAGATACATCGCTCCATTGCAACGATGCCTGATTCCGACAAAGGGAGGTATCGCATATGAGCGACATCACAAATTACGAGAACCTTGCAAATGCCATCATTCTGCAGGCCGTGAAGGATTACCGTGTGGCGCTTAAGTGCCTTAAGGTCAATCCGAGAAATAAAACGGCTCTTGCGGATAAGGAAGAGATCGAGAGGTTTTTCCGTTCCGGATGGTTCTCCGTATTAACGAGTGTTGACGGCGAGATGCTGATCCGCTCCCTGCAAATGGAGGTGGACGCATGACCGCAAAAGAATATCTGAACCAGGCGCGGCACCTGGACGCACTCATTAACTGCCGCCTGCGTGAGATTGACTACTGGAGAGATTTATCGAGCAGCGTCTCAGGCACGAGATTTGACGGAATGCCGCACAGTCCCAACCGTCCGACAGACGCTCCCTTCGTCAGGTGTCTTGAAAAGATAGACGAGATTCAGCGGAGCGTGGAGGAAAAGGTGGCATACCTTATCAGCCTGCGTGACGAGATAAACGCACGGATCGATATGCTGGATAACCACGAGGAGCAGGTTCTTCTCCGCTACCGTTACATCGATGGATTCACCTGGGAAGAGATCGAAAGCATGATGAACGTGTCGGAAAGGACTGCGTTCCGTATCCACGGCAACGCACTCGCTCATTTTCCTGTGCCGGATTGAAAGTTGGCAGTCTTTGGCAGTAAATGCCGGTGTTTGGCATACTTGACCTATGGTATGATTACAATAGCAAAATAGAGCAAGACGAGCCTCGGAGGAGTAATCCTTCCGGGGCTTTTCTTATGTCCGGAAAGCGAGGTGATTTGTATGCCGAGGAGACCACGGCGCGGGTGCGCTGCAAGCGGATGTCCAAGGCTGGCTGTCGAGGGCGGTCAATATTGCGAAGAGCATCAGAGACTTGCCGCACAGCAGTACAACAAACACACACGCAGTCCCGACACGAACAAGAAGTACGGCCGAGCCTGGAAGAGAATCCGTGACCGTTATGCTGCGGCGCATCCTCTGTGTGAGCGGTGCCTTAAGGAAGGACGGTTGACTCCCGTGGAAGAGGTACACCATATCCTCCCCATCTCCCAAGGTGGCGATCATCGTGAGAGCAACCTCATGTCGCTCTGTCAGTCCTGCCACACCAAGATTCATCTTGAAATGGGTGACAGACAGATTCGTAGCTGACCGGGAGGGGCGGTCAAAATCTCTACGGGTCCTTTATGCGGACAGCGGCCTGGGGCTTCGTGTGAAAAAATGCGGTTTCAAACGAGGGAATAGCCTGGACCCTGCAAAGTGAGGTGATTATATGGCAAAAGACGGTACAAATCGAGGTGGCGCTCGTGTCGGTGCAGGTGCGAAAAAGAAACCACTGGCTGACAAAATCGCCGAAGGCAATCCTGGAGGCAGAAAACTAACCGTGATGGAATTTCAGGATACAGCAGATCTAAAAGGACTTGAAATGCCCGAGCCAAATAAAATGCTCGAGGCTATACAAAAGGACGGCAAAGCACTGGTTGCAGGAGAAATCTACAGAAATACATGGACATGGCTAAACGAGCGCGGGTGTGCTGTTCTCGTCTCACCACAGCTTTTAGAACGTTATGCCATGAGTGTGGCTCGTTGGATTCAATGTGAGGAAGCGGTCACCGAATACGGCTTTTTGGCAAAACATCCTACTACGGGTAACGCTATTCAAAGTCCATATGTGGCAATGGGTCAGAATTACATGAACCAAACCAACCGTCTGTGGATGGAGATATTCCAGATTGTCAAGGAAAACTGCACTGGTGAATACAGTGGTGCCAATCCACAGGACGATGTAATGGAACGTCTGCTCACGGCAAGACGAGGAAAATAAATAAGATAGGAGAAAAATATGATTACTTATAAAACAGCAGAAAGTGTATGTGCTGGACATCCGGATAAACTTTGTGACCTCATTGCTGATAATATTCTGGATGCTTGCTTGCGTAAAGATAGAGCTTCCCGCGTGGCCTGTGAGGTCATGGCTACTAAAGGCAAAATTATCGTAGCGGGCGAAATCACCTGCAGCGGTAAAGTGGATATCCGATTCATCGTAAAAAATGTACTTCGAGAAGTCGGATACAATCCATGGAAGTTTACAGTATTTGTGTTCGTGCATCATCAAAGTGCAGACATTGCAGCGGGTGTAGATACTGCACTTGAAGTACGAAATGGTATAGCTGACCCCTATAGTTCTATAGGAGCTGGGGACCAAGGTACGGTTTACGGGTACGCAACCAATGAAACCAGTAAGAACCTGCCCCTCCCACTTGTGCTTTCTCATCGTATCGTAAAGCGCATTGATGATTGTCGTAAAGGAAAAATCATCAAAGGAATCTTACCAGATGGCAAAGCACAGGTAACAGTGGAATATGAGGACGGTAAGCCCAGACGTGTAAAAACGGTTGTAGTTTCAGTCCAGCATGATAAAGACAAAACTCAGGAAGAACTGAGTTCGGATATCCGAAATAATGTACTTTGGCAATGCTTTGAGGATTTCCCATTTGATGATAGTACCGAAATCCTTATCAACCCCTCCGGCAGGTTTGTCGAAGGTGGTCCCGCTGCCGACACCGGCTTGACAGGTAGAAAAATCATGGTCGATACCTATGGTGGCCTTGCATCCCATGGAGGAGGTTCCCTTTGTGGCAAGGACCCAACTAAGGTTGACCGAAGTGGTGCCTACATGGCACGCTACATTGCAAAGAACATTGTATGGAGCGGTCTTGCAGAGAAATGTGAGGTCGCTCTTTCTTATGCCATAGGAAAGGCAAATCCTGTGGCTGTTGATGTGACTTCCTTTGGTACAGGTAAGATCACCGATGATCAGCTTGCCACTATTGTGCAGGAAGTGTTCAACCTCAGACCTGCTGCTATTATCGAAAAATTACACTTAAGAAATGTAATCTATTCCGATACAGCGGTTTACGGACATTTTAATTCCAGTCTGTTCCCCTGGGAGAATGTCAATATGTACACAAATTTAAGAAAGGCGGCTGAATTATATGCAGATAGAAAAATTGAAAACTGAGCTACTGACTCCAGCCGACTATAATCCTCGTAAAGACTTAAAACCAGGTGACCCGGAATATGAAAAGCTGAAACGCTCTATTGAGCAATTCGGTTATGTTGAACCCGTTATATGGAATAAGACCACATCTCATGTTGTCGGCGGACATCAGCGATTGAAGGTTCTGCTTGATATGGGCATCACCGAAGTCGAGTGTGTGGTTATCGAAATGAACGAGGAAAAAGAAAAGGCTCTTAATATTGCCCTAAATAAGATAAGCGGTGACTGGGATAAAGACAAATTGATGCTTTTAATTGCTGACCTGCAAGGAGCCGACTTTGATATATCTCTTACTGGATTTGAGCCTGCTGAACTGGATGCTTTGTTTAAGGATTCACTTAAGGATGGCATTCATGAAGATGACTTCGATGTAGATGCAGAACTGCAAAAGCCTGCACTCACAAAGCAAGGTGATGTTTGGATGCTTGGGCAGCATAGGCTCGTCTGTGGTGATTCCACTAAGGCTGACACTTTCACACTACTAATGGATGGCAAACTCGCAAACCTTGTGGTAACCGACCCTCCGTATAATGTCAACTATGAAGGTTCAGCAGGTAAAATCAAAAACGATAATATGGGTAATGAAGCGTTCTATGAATTTCTGCTTGATGCATTTAAGAACACCGAAACGGCAATGGCAAAGGATGCTTCTATTTATGTGTTCCATGCAGATACTGAAGGTTTGAATTTCAGAAAAGCATTCTCTGAAGCTGGTTTCTACCTCTCCGGTACTTGCATCTGGAAAAAGCAGTCGCTTGTTCTCGGTCGCTCCCCCTATCAATGGCAGCATGAGCCGGTTCTTTTCGGTTGGAAGAAGTCTGGCAAGCACAACTGGTATGCCGACCGTAAACAAACCACCATCTGGGAATTTGAGAAGCCAAAGAAAAACGGTGACCATCCAACCATGAAACCTGTGGCTCTGGTAGCATACCCAATCCTCAACTCAAGTCTGACCAACTGTATTGTGCTCGATCCTTTTGGCGGCAGTGGTTCTACCCTTATTGCTTGTGAGCAGACGGACAGGATATGCTATACCATCGAACTGGATGAGAAGTATTGTGATGTCATAGTAAAGAGATATATCGAGCAAGTTGGAAATTCTGATGGTGTATTTCTTTTGAGAGATAATTCGGAGATCAGATATGGTGATCTGCCGGAGGTGAGTGCCGATGAAGAATGAACTTACTCTCGGCTCTCTCTTTGACGGGAGTGGAGGTTTTCCGCTTGGCGGTCTGCTTTGTGGTATTAAACCACTATGGGCATCCGAAATTGAGCCGTTTCCTATACGGGTTACAACCAAAAGGCTGCCTTTTATGAAACACTACGGCGATGTCTCTTGCTTAGATGGTAGCAAGATAGAACCGGTTGATATAATTTCATTTGGCTCACCTTGTCAGGATTTATCTGTGGCGGGTAAGCGTGATGGCTTGGACGGAGAACGTTCAAGTCTTTTTTATGAGGCCATTCGAATTGTAAAAGAAATGAGGTGTGCAACAGATGGTAAATATCCAAGATACATCGTCTGGGAAAACGTGCCGGGTGCTTTCTCCTCAAACAAAGGAGAGGACTTCAGATGTGTCCTTGAAAGTATCTGTCACATCAAAGATGAAACCTTATCAGTTCCTAAAGCTGATAAATGGAGGCAAGCAGGAAATATCGTGGGAGATGATTTCTCCATTGCCTGGCGAGTGCTTGACGCTCAATACTGGGGAGTTCCCCAACGAAGAAAACGCATCTTCCTTGTCTCAGATTTTGCAGGCAGGAGTGCCGGAGAAATACTATTTAAGTCAGAAGGCTTGTCTGGGTATTCTAAGGAGAGCTTCCGCTCGTGGCAAGGAACTGCCGGTTGTTTTGAAAAGGGCATTAGAGAAACAGGCTCAAGCAGTGTGATCTTAAATGACCAGGGTGGTAATCGTATGGATATCACGGAAGATGTTACTTGTACTCTACGAGCAGAGGCACATCACCCACCCTGCGTTGTGGATGCGGCAGTATTTGATAATCATGGAAGAGATACTCGTTTTACGGGGCCAATTGATGTTGCACCGACAATATCAGCCACTTATGGAACAGGCGGAAATAATCAGCCTTTCGTGGTTGGCAATACACCGAAAACCCTCAAAATCCGATGTGGCTGTGAGGGTGGTGGTAAAGGTGCTCTTATCCAGAATGATAAATCGGCAACATTATCTTGCAATAATGATCAGACATTATTTGTTCCGAAAGCCTATGGTATCTGCTCTAAAGACAGCAATGCCATGAAATCATCCAATCCCAACAGCGGTGTATATGAGGCTGATACTTCACGCACCATCGATGGGAACGGTGGAAATCCTTCCTGTAATCAAGGTGGTATTGCTATTGTAGAAAGCTATGCCCTGCAAGGCTCCATGATTGGCAGAAAAGATAAGAACGGTCCGCAGGGTGATGGAGTTAATGAAAATATAAGTTTTACATTAAATACTGTAGATAAGCACGCTGTTGTCTTCGCTATTGATAGAGAATCTTTCAACTGTGGTCAAAATTATGCTAGAAATCTTGGGATTACAGAAGACGGAATATCATCAACGCTAAATGCACAGGGGCCTAGTGCTGTGGCAACTCCTACCTATTCTTCAAGCAAGGCATCATTTTTTACTACTGCTGAAGAAGAACTTGCAAATACGCTGGTTGCGACTGATTACAAAGACCCTCCACTTATTAATGATACAGACGGCATTGAATACACGGTTAGAAGATTAACTCCGACTGAATGTGCAAGGCTTCAAGGTTTCCCGGACTGGTGGTGTAGTGATCTTGCAACAGAAAATCCAACAATGAATGACTTACGCACTTGGTATAACATATTTGAAACTCATCGCAAGGTTATGGGGAAATCAACTAAGCCTAAAACCTTAAAGCAGATATCGAAGTGGCTAAAAGACCCACATTCAGATTCTGCAGAATATAAGATGTGGGGAAATGGAGTTGCACTTCCTTGTGTATATTTTGTTTTGTCGGGCATTGTGTTTTCTATACAAGATACCGCCGAATAAAAAACATTATTCTCTACATACAACGCTCAAAATGACTTGCTATTTACAGCACTTAGAGTGATATATGTAGTACCGAAAAATGAAAGGCGGTATGAAAAATGAAGATATATTACAATGTTACAGGTCCAAAACGAAAATCGCTGGTAGGAGCAATCAGCCTGGAACTAAATGCTCCGACGATATACCTTGGTGCACCTACCTTTGCTTATGAAGTAGGAGGCTATCACATTGATAAGAATGGAATGCTCGAGGGTGAGGATAATCCTGGCTTAGTAGCTGACCTTCAAGGATTGCATGACTTCAAAGCGATTACAGAAGAATATGACACTCCACTTCCAGAAGCAGAACAAGTGCCGGAGGATATCCAAATTCCTTACGAAACTGCTCTTGGCGGAAGGGTCAGTCCTTACCATGATTATGAGGAACCGCCTGCGTATGCAGAGCCTGAGCAAAGTGATGAGGATACTAACCGTTTGACAATTGAGTTACCAAGGTCAGCTTTCACCGATGTGGCTCTTGATAACCTCAAGCGATTGGTAGAAAGCAAATCGTCTCTAATTAAAAAAGCCCTTGGCGCAGATTACATCCCTATAATAACAAACGAAGAAACTATCAGTTTCCCTTGGTTTCAAGGAGAGCTTACTTCAGATGAGGTCAAAGCCTACACCCATTTTATTACTGCACTCAGTGAGTTGGCAAAAACGCAGCAGAGAGTAAACGCTACCGAAAAGGAAGTAGAAAATGAGAAATACGCTTTTCGCTGTTTCCTCATCCGACTGGGTTTCGTTGGTTCTGAATTCAAAGCAGAACGCAAAATCCTGTTAAAGAACTTATCGGGTAACAGTGCCTTCAGAAACGGTGCTCCACCTAAGGCTGAGGAGGTGATGACTGATGAATAATTTCCCTTCCAGAGAAACTGTGGAACGAATCCGAAAGCAATATCCGGTGGGCTGCCGTGTAGAACTTGTCCGAATGGACGATTTTCAAGCACCACCTATCGGAGCAAAAGGCTCTGTAACCGGAGTAGATGACACAGGCAGCATTATGGTTCATTGGGATAACGGGTCTTCTTTAAATGTAGTTTACGGAGAGGATTTGTGCCGAAGACTTGAAGAATAATATTCACATTTTTCTCCTGTAAAAAACAGAGTAAATTGTGTAAAAAAGTGCTTCTTATTATTTAATAATTGTCTTGCTATATATGTCTTTTAGAGTGATATATGTACATACCAAAAGGGACAAATACACTTTAAAAGGAGCGAGAATCAATGTTAAGAACAAGGTTCGGAATTGAAATTGAGTTCACAGGGATAACAAGAAACGAAGCAGCAAAAGTCACAGCTGATTACCTAAACGGAACGGTTTTTAGCACAGGGGACTATTATGACACAAAGAAGATTACAGCCTTT